AACCCAGCTATAAGGAAATCCAAACTCTTGAAGACCTATTTTATCATGAAATTTTTTAAATTTATCATCTGACCCTCGGACTAAATTTTCCAAATTATTACAAAAATTTTTATTATCATTTTCATTGTTTATTCCTTCTGACGATCCTCCTTTAAAATTACTAAACATCTTTGATATTTTATCTTTGAAACTATTACCATTCGCTACCTTCGTCGTTTGATAAGGTAAAGTTGAACCATTACTTGGAAACCATGAATCTAAATCAGCATACATTATATAAACAAAATTTGCACCAATAAATCCTAATATGATTGTATAGATTAAATTTGATAATATTGATTTACCGAACTTCGTCCAACTTGTTTTATTTTTACTTTTACTTTTTGATACATTTTCATTTTTCATTTCAATCGGAGATAAATCTGACATATATATATATTTAAAATAATTAAAATATATAAATATTATTAATATTATTAATAATTATTAGGATGATGTCTCTTGTTTCCGGATATGAATTTCATAAATTAGCAAAATGGTCTTATTGTCCTTATTATCAAGTAATTTTTAAACCTGAATTATTTGAAGAAAATGATATAGTATTTTTAAATTTAGATTATTTTATACAATTTATCTCGTTATTATCGCATAATCCACCAAAACATAAATTCACATTAATTATACATAATTCTATACTCTCTTTTACATTGGAACATTTTAATCATCTTTATAATATAACAAATCATATTTTTTCAATCAATTCACTTGTCATAAACAAACACGTAACGCCTATTCCGGTTGGTTTCATAAACAACCTACCCGTACAAAATATTTTTCAAGAAAGTTTAAATATCAAAATCAATAAAGATAAAGATATACTAATTTATTCTAATTTCTCTCTTAATAAAAATAAAATAAAACGTATAGAATGTTTAAATGCGTTTATTAATAAAAATTGGGTATATAAAGACCAACAAATACCAATAGAGCATTTTTATAAAAAAATTCGTAGATCTAAATATATTTTATCACCTGAAGGAAATAAAGTAGATTCACATCGCATTTACGAATCAATCTTTTTTAACACAATACCAATTATGAAAAAAAATAATTTAGATTATTTTTATAAAAAAATACCAATTATTATTGTAGATAATTGGACGGATATTACAAAAGAATTTCTAGAAAATAATTATGAGACTTTTTATAATAAATTAACTGAATGGAAAAATAATAATGAATGGATTACTTCCGGTTACTGGTTAAAACAAAAATAAGTATTATAGTGAATTGTATATTTTATTATATATTTTTATTATATATTTTTATTATATATTTTTATTATATATTTTTATTATATATTTTTATTATATATTTTTATTATATATTTATTATTATATAATGAAAATAGATTTAACAAAAATATTATTAAATTATTTAATTCCTATTTTAATTGTAGTAATTATTTATTCGCTTTATAAATATTATATAAGATTATTTATAAATGTAAAAGAACATTTTTCTAATAAAACAATATTATGCGATGATAATTCATGCGGTAAAGGTTGTCGAAGACCAAATAAAATAAATGATACTTGTCCAACGACCATATATAAAGATGTAGATGGTAATTGTCATAGAAAATGCCCGTATGTATGCCCTGATAAATCGGATAAATGTAAACACGATGAGTGTTGTGTAGGGTGTGGATATAAAAAAATGGCGGTACCATGCGACTTGGCAAATGAAGGCGAGGATGAAATGAATAAAGATGATAATGACAATAACAATAATAAAAAGGATAATGAACCATCTCCTAATAAAGGCAAAAATAAAACATCAAAAACAAATACTAAAATGGATGGGTTAAAATCAACTGATGTAAATCATAAAGATACATTTTATAAAGATTGGTCACCCTATGTTAGAAAATGGCCTTGTGGAATGAATGTTACTGGAACATTTACCGAATGCGGTCCAGACGCATATAACAGTTGTTAATAATAATAATAATCAATCTACACGCTTGAAGATTATATATAATAGATTTATAAAATTATCTAGCATAATCAAGAGCAGCATTACCCGACATAAATGTAAGCACATTATATCTTTCTTCCATAACAGTTAAATTAAAATTATAATCATAAATAATCCAAGATGGCTTATTAACACCAATTATCGTTTTGGTTACAGGATCGCATATTTGGTAAAACGCAGCAGAAGGATCAAGAACCGGAGTTATTGTAGAAAATTCCATTTCTATTGTTTTAAATTTACTCATGTTAATCGCACCATTTGGCTGAAAATCAAATGGATCGGTTTTTAAACCAAAATTATAACAATACAAGCCATCAGGAGAATTACTAGAAGTTCTTACATATTTTTCTACATAATTGTAAATGCCTCCGTCAAACATATTTTCTCTATATTTACCATCCATCAATATTCCAAATTGTCTCAAAATATTCTTCTCGTTTTGAGCGGTATAATTTGGAGTAATAAAATAACCAGTAGGATTTCCATTAGGATTTTCATTAGGTTTAATATTTGGTGTTATAGGAGGAGTACAAGGGTTTGGCAAAGTTTGAGTGGCTGTATCAGCATTTACAATACCATATGGTAAATAATCATACGGCCAGTTTGTATAATTACTCCATTCATTCCTTAAATTTGAATCATCTCTTTGATAATACCACATCCAATTTGAAACCATACCAAGCGTATCTAATTCAACAACATTAGAACCGGTTACATTATTGAATTTATATTCATGAACTTCTTTTATTAAATAACGTTGTTGATTCAACGCAAAAACTTTCTCTTCTTCTTCTGTTAAAAAAGCATACGTACTTATAAGATGAATGTCTGCGTTCCAATTGGTTCGTTTATCTTCATATGAATTCACTTCCAGTTCAACATCAGGAGGCGGCTGTAAAAATCTATAAAACCCCTGATAAGGATTATTAAAATTCGGCTGGACATATGCAAACACATTATTTTCATCCCCTACATCTCTAATAACACATAATTCTTGTATTGGTCTCATTGTAATATCAATAATCAACTCATTGTATTGAAGAGCAACCAAAGGAAATGCCATTTTATTATTCAATGTAAACCAAGTATTAATAGGAATATATAATTTTCTTGCTCTAATAGACGGTTCAGGTCCAGCCTGGTTTGTGGTATAATATGCGTTAGGATACATATTTACATTACCATTGCTATTTGCTGGGTCATTTAATTCAGCTACATTACCGGTCATTTTATAATATAAATTTTTCTTATCATTAGGAAAATCACGCTCAACCATATTATATAAATATTGACCCGAATATTGAGCTATGATTTGACCCCCTATAGATATTTGAACTTCTTTTATCATTTGAGTTCCCAAATTTTTTATCCATTTGTAACCATATTCTACCCATTTTCCACTACAATCTTGTGGAGGAAAAATAGGACTCCATATTGTCGGCAATTGAACTACCAAATAAGTATCCATTAATAAATCCGCATATCTAGGTATTTTAAATGTAAACTTTGAATCTTCGGTCAATCTTAGTGAGCGTTGTCCGTTAAAGTCAATTCTGAATTTTTGAAGTCCAAAATTTGTATATTTCGCATATACACATTTGAAGAACGTTTTTGAAGGGTTACCATTTAAAATAATATTTTGTTGTCCGTATGATACTATATTTAGTAAGCCGCCAGGCATAATATATATTATATAAATATTATTTAACTATTTTAATAGTCTTAAACTTATAAATTATTATATAAAATATATTATAATATTATAAGATGTCAAATATTAAAACAAATGTAAGCGATAAGATGTCAAATATTAAAACAAATATAAGTAATGTAATAAACATGGTAAAAGATGCTACCGGCGGAACTAGTATAATTAAAATGATATCTTTTGCTATTATTATTTCTATTATTATATTATCCATCGTTTATGCAACAACAACCATTAAAAGAAATAAGACAAACTGTAAAAATCTCGATTCATTATATCCAAAATTCCCAAAAATAACATCAATCAATAATGACCAACAAATATATAATTTAAGAGATTATTATATTAAAACCGCTTATAACGCCTGCTCTGCAGGAAAGTTCAAAAATGATTTTGTTAATATATGTGCTCTTAAAAACGCAATTAAACAAGGAGCAAGATGCTTAGATTTTGAAATTTATTCATTAAAT